CTGCGCCTGCTTGCCGTTCGCATGGACGCTGCCTTTGTGATCTCCTTCCAGCGAACCGGGCCGCGGGCATACCAGGTGAAGTAGACCCACGCGGGGTGCCTGTCGTCGATGGGGCGCGGCCATTCGATCGTAGCCGAGCTGTGTATCTCCATCGGCTCCAGTGCTGCAATGAGGGGCTGAAAGCCTTTTGTGGCCGGGTCCGTTGTCGCCATGGATTCAAACTCTGCGGTCGCGTCGTGGATTTCGATCAGCGTCCTGCGGTCCGGACCGTACATCCTGCCGGGGCCGAGCTCTATGTGGTGTCTCTCCATTGGCTTTGCGCCTCCTCAAATCGTGTATTCCTCTTCGAACATATCGATGCCGGTTTCCGCTTTGCAGCGCTGGATGATGTCGCCGGTGCTGATCTCTTCGCACATGATTTCCTGCACGCGGTCCAGCAGCCGCAGGATCCGGGTTTCTCCAAAGCCGAACAGCTCGTGGCTGGCCATCGCGGCGGCGCAATAGAAGAACTTCTGCTGGTATGGCAGCAGCTTGTCCACGTATTCTTTCGTGGCGTCGGCCTTGCCTCGGTTGTATTCGTCTGCGAGGTCCTTTAGCGTGATGCCGTTTTTCACGAGCCGGGCATTGACGGCCTGCTTTTTGAGGAGTTGCTGCCGCTTCCACTCTGGGATAGTGGTCAGGCCCTCCAGTCTTCCGGTCCTGTCGGCGATGGCCATTTCGCGGTCGGCGAGCTTTCCCTCTGCGATATTCAGCGCCGTGTTGTTCCTGGCTTTCTGGATGTTCGCCTGCTGCAGCGCCATCCTGCCGCCCTTCAGCTCCAGCGTTTTCATGCTTTTCTTGGTGCTGCTCATCTGTATGTCCTCCCTGTGCGTCTGTGTCTGACCTCTATCCTGGCCAGCAGGTCGAATCCTGCCAGGTCTATGACGGTTTTAACGGATTTAATCAGCATCTGGCAGCGCCGGTCCGCCTCTTCCTGTTCCTCCAGTACGGAGGAGAGGGCGTCGTGCGCGGTGGGGTCCGGATAGCCGTCGGGGTTGTGTGTGGGGATGCCGTATTCCTTGCTCATGTTATCTGTGTCGCCTCCCGGTCAATAGTGCGGGTGGCGGCCGCAGGGGCGCATCTCGTGGCAGCGGCCTCCGCAGTATTCGCAGCGGGGCACCAGGCAGCGGGCGATGGGCGGGGTGACCAGGATCGCCAGTTGACGCATGCCGTTCATTGCAGCGCGGGTGATCTCCGCGGCCTTCATGCACAGGCGCTTGTTGGCCATCTCCTGCAGCTCTTCCGCGTTGACGTCGAGAATCATGGAGACCGGGGTCATCCTCGGGGCGTGGTCGCTGTCGATCAGCTCTCCGAAGTCCTGGCGCAGCTTCTCCATGTATTCCGGCTGGATGCGGTCCACGCGGAGGCTGGACACGTAGGGCTGGGCGTGGACGTGCCTGCAAAAGTGAACCGAGGTATTGCTCGGGATATCCTCAAATTCAAACGCGTACATGGCGCGGCGTATGGGGCTGTGCCGGGCGTCCAGTATCTGGCCGATCCAGCTCCAGCTCGGGCACTTGTTGGGGTCCTTCGGTGTCTTGCCCTCGGTGATCAGGGCACGGCGGTAGACCGCGGCCCAGTCCTGTGGACCTGGGTATTCGATCAGCGTGATCCGGGTGCTGCCGTGCGCGTGGATGACGACGGTCTGATGCTGTCGGTTATAATCGATCATGTGGTTTCCTTCCTGGCGTTTGCAGCCTGCTGTGTGTGGTATGTGGGGCAGTTGGTCATCGGGCACCGTTTCGCGGTCTTGTCGTTATCCTCGGACGTGTCAGGGTTTGCATACGGGCAGGAGCCGCATCCGATATCCGCGCCGGGCGGTGTGTTCAGCATCCGGACGCACGGGTCGATCTTGTCGCGGGTGAGGCCGCCGCGGTAGAAGTTGGTTTTTATAAGGCGCGGGAGGATTCCGCGCTCTGCGAAGTCCGGGAATATATCGTCGTCAAGCACGGCCCAGCCGTCGACGGGCCCGTGGTAGGCGAGCCAGCGTTGGATGCCGGTCCCGCGTTCGCCGGGGATGCGCTCCATGGTGCAGCCCATGATCTCCATGTTTTTCTGCTGGAGCTTGTCGGTCAGGTATCGCAGCGTGCCGGGCTGCCACATGACGCCCCAGCTCTGCTTCCAGGTGGAGGTCAGAACAATAAAGGCTCCGCTCTGCCGGACGATATCCCGCAGGATTTCCAGTTTGTCGTCGTCCACGCCGAGGATGCCGCCGGTCGGCTTCCCTCCGCGCCGGTCAGGCGCGGAGTTGAGGACGCCGTCTACATCAAGGAATAAAACCCGCATAGTGTTTCACCTCTGTGTCGTTGTTATTGGGCCGCTGCTCCCAGAAGGTCAAACAGGGTAGGCATGCCCACCTGGTTGTCCGCAGCCTGGAGGTATCCGACGCCGTCGCGGAAGTAGTCTGTGTTCAGCTCCACGCCGATTCCGAACCGGCCCTTTTTCACGGCCTCTGTGGGGACAGTCATCAGCCCGCCGAAGGGGTCGAGGATCGTGTCACCGGGGTTGCTGTAGCGGTCAATCAGCCGGGTCACGATGTCGATCTGCAGGGGGCAGACGTGCATCTCCCGCTTCTTCAGGCTCTGCGCTGTGTTATAGGTGCGCATCCGGTTGATGTCATCCCAGACGGTGTCGTCCCAGCTGCCGGGCGCGACGACCATGAACGTGGCGGGCAGCTTCCCGTCCTTGTCCAGCTCCTTCGCCAGCCTGACGTGCTCCTCGTAGGAGTAGACGTTGGCGCGGCTGTAGTCCCGGTATACCTTTTGCAGCTGGCTCACGGGCACCTGGGTCAGCTCTTCCTTGGAGACGAGCCTGTCGCCGCTGGAGCGCCAGAAGGCGTGGGCGTCGATCTGCCATTGTGCGCGGGTGTAGTCTTCCTTGGTCCGGGTGACGGGGTCGTCGGCGTAGGCCTTGGAGTTATCCGTGGGCAGCTTCCGGAACAGCAGCACGTATTCCGGGCAGCCCACGCCCATCTTGCTTCCGTCCTTGCAGACCTCCGACCAACCCAGCCGATATGTCTGGTTATTCTCGCGGACGACATCGGTCACGACGGTGATCATGCCGATGAACTGAAAGCCGTGTTTCATACAGTGCTCGATCGTCAGCGCGTGAAACGGCTCGATGGTGGGCATGCCGGTGCCGGTGGCGTTGCCGAACAGCACGCGGTCCTTGACGTGGCAGCAGTAGACGCGGCCGGGCTTTAAGACGCGGAGCAGGTTGGGCGTCAGGAAGTCCATTTGCTCGAAGAACTTCACGGTGTCCGGGTTGTGCCCGAAGTCGTTATAGCTGGGCGTGTATTCGTAGTGATTACCGAAGGGGATAGACGTGATGATCTCGTCCACGCTGTTGTCGGGCATCCGGCCCATCTCGTCGACGCAATCGTTATTGATGGCGGTGAAGTGTTCGCCGTGTACGGTCACTCTCTCAACTCCTATCGTGCGGCGCATCTCGTCGAAGCGGTTCCTGTTTTGCAGCCCGTATTTCCGGACGATCTCGGTCATGCTGGCGACCATCTCGTTATGCTGCTTCCATTTCGTCAAGAGCACCTTTTTGATTTCCGCTTCGCTCTCGGTGTGAATGATGTCGATGATCACCTGGTCCGTCTGGAGGAAGCGGTAGATTCTGTGTATTGCCTGGATGAAGTCGTTGAACTCGTAGTCTATGCCGAGAAAAATTGCGCGGTGGCAGTGGCGCTGGAAATTGCAGCCCTGGCCGCTGATGGCCTTCTTGGTGGCCAGCAGGCGGATGCGCCCATCGGAGAAATCGATCACGTTCTTTTCCCGGGTGTCGTAGTCCTGAGTTCCGTAGACCTCCACGGCGTCAGGCAGGGCCTTGGTGATGGCGCGGCGTTCGTCCTCGAGGTCGTGCCACAGAATGAAGTGGGCGTCCGGGTCGCTGTTGACGATCTCGACCATCTTGGCCACGCGGGCGTCGATGCTGTCGCGCTTCTCTCGTGCGGCGTCCTGCAGGCTGAACGCGGCGTCCCGGATCATCTTTACTTGGCCGTGCTTATCCGTCCCGGCGGTGGTGTTGTCCACGGGCAGGCAGTGCCAGCGCACGTCCATCTCGGGTAGGACGTATCCGGTGTCGTCGTAGCCGAGGTCGGATGGCTTGGAGATGAACAGCGCCCAGCTCGAAACCCACAGCCAGAAGTCGTGCTCCCTGTGCGGGTAGAGCGTCAGGTTGTTGGCCTTCGTGCTGTCGCGCTTGAAGAACCGGGTCAGCGCCTGGCCGGTGTCCATGATCTCCAGATATCCGGCGTAGTGGATCAGCTCTTTGTAGCGGTTGGGGCTCGGCGTCGCCGTGCACACCAGCTTGTATGGGATGCCCTTGAGCAGCTTCGTGAACTGCTGGTAGGTCTTGCTTCCGTAGCTGCGCAGGCAGGACGCTTCGTCGAGGCTGACGCCGGTGAACTGGCCGGGGTCGATGTCGCCGTCCCGCACGCGCTCGTAATTGGTCAGCAGGATGGAGGCGTGGGTGGCGGCCACCTCCGCGTCGGTTCGAACGTAGGGCGGCGGGTCCGCCCAGCAGAGCAGGCGGACGGCGTCCAGCTGGAACTCCTGCTTGACGCCCAGCGGCAGGATGATCAGCACCCTGCCGCCAGTGTGCTTATGGATGATCCGCGCCCATTCCAGCTGCTGCGCGGTCTTGCCGAGGCCGAAGGATTCGAACAGCGCTCTGCGCCCCCCCCGAACCGCCCACATGACGCCGTCGCGCTGGTGGGGCTTGAGGGCCGGGTTGATCTCTTCCGGCGCGATCTCGAAGCCGGTCTCCTCCGCGATGTCGATCTTCCCTTGGAGGAATTCTTCATAGGTCATTTTTGCTCACCTGCTCTTCGTGCCGCGTCCGCGGCCTTTTCGATTCTCTTGATGATCTTGTATTTCCGGGTGCTGTCGTTTCGCATTGCGCGGCAGCGCGGGCACATCCTCATGCCGGGCGTGGCCGGTCGGGCTCCGCACTCGGTGCAAAGCCCGGCGGCGATTCGCTCCGAGCGGCGTTGGCGTTTTTTCTCAATTCGTTCGGTCCGTTGGGCTTTTTTGTAGGCGTCTATCTTGGCGGCGCAATCCTTGCAATAGACGCGGCCTGGTTCGGACCATTTCCTGCCGCAGGATGGGCAGATGCCGTGTTCCTTGTACCAGTCGTAGCGGTCTTTGCATGTCTTACGTTTTCGCGCAATGTCGCGGCCCATCGGTCAGCCCTCCTCTGCGCCGATCACCAGCATGCCGTCCCGGTATACGAGCAGGCGCTCTATCCATTCGCGGCGGCGCAGGGAGACCTCCGTGCGTCCGGATTCCAGGTCGGCCATGTAGTGCTGGCACCAGTCCGGGTTATAAAAGTCGTACTGGCCGTCGCCGTCGTAGTCGTCGGGGTTCTCCGGGAGCCATCCGAAGATCCAGTTGTCCGGGCCGCAGACGATCGCGCCCTTGGGGATGCCGTTGTAGGGGCCGAAGTCCGTGGGCTTCCGCTGGATGATGGTGTATTCTTCCATGCCGTGGTTGGCCAGGATGAAGCCGGGGCTGGCCGCGCATACGGTAAAGCGGTCGCCCCAGTCGTTGATCTGCAGTTCGTCGCCGGTCCTGATGTCGGCGTTCACGATTCGCTTGATGTCCATGTGTTATCCTCCGCGGGTTGTCTGTTTCATGATGATCTCTTTTGCCTCCCTCACGATCTCGCTCTGGCCCTTGATGCAGCCGTAGGGCCAATCCATGCCGGGGTGAGGGTTAAACGGGCATTCCTGGCATTTGTGCTGAACGTCTGCGAGGCAGTCCAGGCCCTTCAAAATCTCATTGATGCTATGCATCCGGCGCACCCTCTCTCGGTTTTGCATCCGCGCAGAAGAACGTGTCGGCGGTATAGTGCGGTGCGTAGAAGTCCATGCCCCACTCTTTGCATTCGAAGCTGATTCCGTCGTTGAGAAGGCGGCAGTTGGCGCAGTGTCGGCAGCGCATGGGCGTTGCCGATGCTGGCGGTTCCTGCCGGATGATCTCCGCGATCAGTTGGCGGGCAACTTCAAAGCCGAGGCGGAAGTTATAAGCGGCGCTCTCGCTCGGGTCAGCCTCAAGGGTATAGCTGATCTGTCTGCCCAGGAGGGCGCTGCGGCTGATGGTGTCCGCCTGGTCATTCATCTTTCAGCGCCTCCAGTCCTTCGCGTTTCGCCTGGGATTCTGTCTGTCCGGCCTTGGGTCCAACCATCCACGGCGGAGGGGTTGGGATGTCTGTCCACCTCGGTCGCCAGATGTGCAGGCAGTAGGGGTGGTAATTCACGTACTGAGATTCCGCCGGGTGGAATTCCACGCAGTATTCCTCGGGGTAGAAAAACAGCTTTTTCACTCTGCACATCTCGTCCCATGTCGGGCAGCGGTTGGGCCAGCTGACGCTGACGTGGTCCCAGCCGCCTCCGAAGGACCAGACGACGCGGGCCATGTTCCTGGGCTTGTTGAGGTCAAGGCCGGGAATCCAGCCGTTGCCGCCGTCATGGCCCATGACATCGATGATGATCCGCCGTTCCTGCGCGATCTCTGCGTTCGTCTTCACTGTGTAGTCCTCCTAACAAATCTTTGCCTGCAGGCTCGGGCCGTGTGGTACCGGCTGTTGGTGTGCCTCGCTGTGTAGGTGCCCGCGATCTTGGTGTGGTTCGTAAACGTCCCGGCGTTCAGTGCGATGCGGCAGCGGCCCCACTTTCCGCCTGGGTTCGATGTCCAGAAGACGCAGTTCCCGCAGCAGCGGTCACCGGCGGCCATTGTTGGTCCTCCACGGGTATTCCTGCCGGAAGTCCTGGCCCATCAGTTCGCGGATGCTCTCTTTCATGAAGACGGGCGTGCCGCGGGCTTTACTTTTCTCTGCGAGCTCCGCGATCCACTCGTACTTGGGGACGGTCTTTGTCCTCTGGTTCCCGGTCTCCGCGCCGACGATGATCCAGTCGACATAGCTGTCTTTGTCGCCCAGGTCGGTGAACGGGGCCTGGATGGGTTCGATGCTCACGAAGGTGTGGACGGCCTTGCAGAAGAAGAACGGCGTTTCCGGCGTGGTTGCGGTGCTACCGTACCAGAAGTTGTCCTCGGTGGGCAGCTTCCCGATCTGCATCAGGCTTGCGTATCGCGCCGGGTTTTTCGTCAGAAACAGGTATCGGTGCTGTGGCGCGGCCCTGCATGCCTTGAAGACCTCCAGAATCCATTCCAGCGGGACCCAGTCGCCGAACAGGTCGGCCATGCTGCACACAAAAATGGTCCGCGGCTTTTTCAGCTGGAGCACGGCGTGGAGGTTGTAGCGGTGCAGCGTGGGGGCAAAGCCGAAGGGGTAGGGGTTGGATATCCATGTGCCCTCTTTGTACTGCCGGGTGCTCAGGTCGTGGACACCCTCGGTTGTGGGTCCGCCGAAGCGCTCCG